CATTGGGAAAAGTTGAGCTATATCTAAATTTACAAAATTGGATGTTATAGAAATCGAGGTTTCAACTAGGCATGGAACTGCAAAATTTTTAATGCCTGCACGCGAAAGTCGTTGGCGGGTCCTTTCCGGTGATCCAGATCGTTACGGGGCGGCGACCTCGCGCGTTTTCACTATTTATGAGATTTTTTGAGGGGGTGGTTGTTGTTTAATTGTTTGGTATATCTAATTGATAAGTAAGGTGAAAATAAAATAAATACAACAACCTTACGATGTGTTTTGATGTCGTCAATGCGAAAAATGTCAATGATATCAAATGGTTTTGCAAAAACACATGGTTGTTGTTTCGCTTTTTATCGATGACTTATGGAGAGGAGATGGCCTTTTTATTGAATAAAAGTGATATGGCCTCCTCCATCGGTATCTCTGTTCAGGCATTTGATAAATGGGGCGTTCCTCCTGTTGAACGTCGGGGGAGGGAAGTTTTATATGACGTTAAAACTGTACTGGAGATAGATCGCGAGCGGCGACAACACAATCAGAGAACACCTGATGACGGGGGAGAACTGGAGGAAAGGCTGCTTCGGGCCAGAGCTGAACTGACAGAAGAACAGGCTGTAGCTCAAAAACTTAAAAATCAGGTAACCGAAGGTAAGCTCATCGATTCAGACTTCTGCGTTTTCGCCCTCAGCAAACTGGCGATGGCATTGTCCAGTACGCTTGATTCCATTCCGTTATCCATGCAGCGACAGTTCCCGGATTTAACGCCACGTCATATTGACCATCTGAAAACCCTTATTGCAAAGGGCGCAAATCAGTGTGCGCGGGCAGGGGATACGGGCGCCAGAAATGGCGCCTTTTTTATTGCAGAAAAGCGAGAGGTAATTATGCGTAAATTATGTGCTGTTATTTTGTCCGCAGTAGTCTGGCAGGTCGCCGCTGCTACGCCAGCGAGTGCAGCAGAACATCAGTCCACGCTGAGCGCGGGGTATCTCCATGCCTCGACGAACGTTCCCGGTAGTGATGATCTGAACGGGATTAACGTGAAATACCGTTATGAGTTTACGGACGCGCTGGGGCTGATTACGTCCTTCAGTTATGCCAATGCTGAGGATGAGCAAAAAACGCGCTACAGCGATACCCGCTGGCATGAAGATTCCGTGCGTAACCGCTGGTTCAGCGTGATGGCGGGGCCGTCTGTACGCGTGAATGAATGGTTCAGCGCGTATTCGATGGCGGGTGTGGCTTACAGCCGTGTGTCGACTTTCTCCGGGGATTATCTCCGCGTAACTGACAACAAGGGGAAAACGCACGATGTGCTGACCGGAAGTGATGACGGTCGCCACAGCAACACGTCTCTGGCGTGGGGGGCTGGCGTGCAGTTTAACCCGACCGAATCCGTGACCATTGACCTTGCTTATGAAGGTTCCGGTAGTGGCGACTGGCGAACGGATGCATTTATTGTTGGTATCGGATACCGTTTCTGACAACAGACGCCGATTTATCTTCTGTAAATATTGTTATGATACGCAGGTTCATCCACCTTATGGGGTGAACTGCGTTTGAGGAAACGTAAAGTTACACTGTCCTGAAGCCCGTGGCGTCACTGCTGCGGGCTTTTTTTATTGGTGGAAAAGTATGACAGTAAAAATTTCTGGCGTGCTTAAAGATGGCACAGGAAAACCAGTACAGAACTGCACCATTGTGCTGAAGGCCAGACGAACCAGCAGCACGGTGGTGGTGAACACGGTGGCCTCTGAAAATCCGGATGAAGCCGGACGTTACAGCATGGATGTTGAGCATGGCCAGTACAGCGTCACCCTGCTGGTTGAAGGTTTTCCGCCTTCACATGCCGGGATCATTACCGTCTATGAAGGTTCCAGACCCGGTACGCTGAATGATTTTCTCGGTGCCATGACGGAGGATGATGTCCGACCGGAGGCACTGCGCCGCTTTGAGCAGATGGTGGAAGAGGTGTCACGTAACGCCTCCGCGGTTGCACAGAACACGGCAGCCGCGAAGAAGTCAGCCAGCGATGCCAGCATATCTGCCAGTGAGGCGGCAACCCATGCGACTGATGCTGCAGGCTCAGCACGTGCAGCCAGCACATCAGCCGGGCAGGCCGCGACGTCGGCTCAGTCAGCGTCTTCCAGCGCAGGAACGGCATCAACAAAGGCTACTGAAGCATCAAAAAGTGCTGCCGCTGCAGAGTCCTCAAAAAGCGCGGTGGCTACCAGTGCCGGTGCGGCGAAAACGTCAGAAACGAATGCGGCTGCGTCACAACAATCAGCAGCCACTTCTGCATCCACCGCGACCACGAAAGCGTCAGAAGCAGCCACTTCAGCACGGGATGCGGCGGCCTCAAAAGAGGCAGCGAAGACATCCGAAACGAACGCGAAAGCCTCGGAAACCAGCGCAGAATCCTCAAAAACGGCTGCCGCATCGTCCGCCAGTTCGGCGGCGTCATCGGCATCATCTGCGTCTGCTTCAAAAGATGAGGCGACCAGACAGGCGTCAGCAGCAAAGGGCAGCGCCACGACGGCATCCACGAAGGCGACAGAGGCAGCTGGCAGTGCGACGGCGGCAGCTCAGAGCAAAAGTACGGCGGAATCCGCGGCAACGCGCGCCGAGACAGCGGCAAAACGGGCAGAGGATATTGCATCCGCCGTGGCGCTTGAGGATGCGAGCACGACGAAAAAGGGGATAGTACAGCTCAGCAGTGCAACCAACAGCACATCTGAAACGCTTGCCGCGACACCGAAGGCAGTTAAAGCAGCGAATGACAATGCGAATGGCAGGGTACCATCTAACCGAAAAGTTAACGGGAAAGCACTGACTGCGGATATAACATTAACACCGAAAGATATTGGCACTTTAAATTCAGTAACGATCTCTTTCTCTGGCGGGGCAGGGTGGTTCAAACTGGCAACGGTTACCATGCCACAAGCGAGTTCCATCGTTTACATCGCATTGATTGGTGGCGCTGGATTTAACGTGGGGGCACCTCAACAGGCAGGTATATCTGAACTGGCTCTACGAGCAGGCAATGGAAACCCCAAAGGGATTACCGGAGCTTTGTGGAAGCGTACAGCCGTCGGATTAACGAATTTCGCCTGGATCAACACATCCGGCGATATATATGATATTTACGTTGAGATTGGCAATTATGCGACGAGTGTAAATATCCATTGGGATTGTACTACAAATGCGTCAGTTTCTATTTATACCTCGCTAACATATTCAGCGAGTAAGCCTTCCAGCGTTACCGATGGTGTTGTTTATACGATGTATAGCTCACATCAGAAACCTACACCATCAGATATTGGAGCGCTGCCAACAACTGGAGGGACTATTTCAGGTCCGTTGTCTGTTACTGATGGGATCACCGGGGCACTGAAGGGGAACGCCGATACCGCGACGAAACTTGCGGCAGACCCAAAAATTAACGGTGTTAAGTTTGATGGCTCGGCGGATATTAACCTCACGCCGGAAAATATTGGTGCATTTGCCCGACGTTCGACGGGGGCTTATGCGGATTCGGATGGAGCCGTTCCCTGGAATGCCGAATCAGGCGCTTACAATGTCACCCGCTCTGGCGACAGCTATATTCTGGTTAACTTCTATACCGGAGTCGGAAGTTGCCGGACCCTGCAGATGAAGGCGCATTACAGAAATGGTGGTCTGTTCTACCGTTCTTCAAGAGACGGTTATGGTTTTGAGGAAGACTGGGCAGAAGTTTATACCTCGAAAAATCTTCCACCAGAAAGCTACCCAGTCGGTGCACCAATCCCGTGGCCATCAGATACCGTTCCGTCTGGTTATGCCCTGATGCAGGGGCAGACTTTTGACAAATCTGCTTACCCGAAACTTGCAGTGGCTTATCCGTCAGGCGTTATTCCTGATATGCGTGGCTGGACGATTAAGGGCAAGCCCGCCAGTGATCGAGCCGTATTGTCTCAGGAACAGGACGGCATTAAATCGCACACCCACAGCGCCAGCGCATCCAGTACGGATTTGGGGACGAAAACCACATCGTCGTTTGATTACGGCACTAAATCCACGAATAACACCGGGGCGCATACGCACAGTCTGAGTGGCTCTACGGGGTCTGCCGGTGATCATACTCATGGTAATGGTATTCGTTGGCCAGGAGGCGGCGGTTCTGCGTTAGCATTTTATGATGGCGGTGGGTTCACTTATGTCCAGGATTCACAGTATCAAGTAAGACCGGAGACTTCTTCCTATAGATCGTATTATCAACGTATTCAGACACAGTCAGCAGGTGCTCATACCCACTCGCTGTCTGGTACTGCAGCAAGTTCTGGCGCACATGCACATACTGTAGGTATTGGTGCGCATACGCACTCCGTTGCGATTGGTTCACATGGACACACCATCACCGTTAACGCTGCGGGTAACGCGGAAAACACCGTCAAAAACATCGCATTTAACTATATTGTGAGGCTTGCATAATGGCATTCAGAATGAGTGAACAAGCACGGACCATAAAAATTTATAATCTGCTGGCCGGAACTAATGAATTTATTGGTGAAGGTGACGCATATATTCCGCCTCATACAGGTCTGCCAGCAAACAGTACCGATATTGCACCACCAGATATTCCTGCTGGCTTTGTGGCTGTTTTCAACAGTGATGAGGCATCGTGGCATCTCGTTGAAGACCATCGGGGTAAAACGGTTTATGACGTAGCGTCAGGGGACGAGTTATTTATTTCTGAACTCGGTCCGTTACCGGAAAATGTTACCTGGTTATCGCCGGAAGGGGAGTTTCAGAAGTGGAACGGCACAGCCTGGGTGAAGGATACGGAAGCAGAAAAACTGTTCCGGATCCGGGAGGCGGAAGAAACAAAAAACAGCCTGATGCAGGTAGCCAGCGAGCATATTGCGCCGCTTCAGGATGCTGCAGATCTGGAAATTGCAACAGAGGAAGAAATCTCGTTGCTGGAAGCATGGAAAAAGTATCGGGTATTGCTGAACCGTGTTGATACGTCAACTGCACAGGATATTGAATGGCCAGTAGCACCTATAGGG